GGACGTTGTCAAGGAGTTGAAAACTGGCTGGAGAATGCAGGCAGTTCAAGCGGAGATTAATACCCGCAAGAAACTCCAAGAGGCAAAGATCAAGCATGAGTCCAAGCATATCGACGGGGTGGGTGTTCACCGGTTAAGGGTGGACCCCACCTCGTATCATTATTGGGGGCAGCGACTCGGTTACGAGTGCTGGGGCAACGAACAATTCATCAAGGAGTATGGGCGGGACAACCCTTCCGCATCCGTTATTAGCAAACCGGCAAAGCCGAAGTACGGATATACCAAAAAATACTCCAAAACTTATAGCCTGTGATCCAGCTATCCTTTGCGAATGTAGTTAGTGGAGTGGCGCAACTTGCCGGTCTTGATCGGGATGCGTTGCCTAGCCACTTCTTCAAGGCAGTACGGGACTTGGCAGACCACAGGTTGGGCATGGCATGGGACTCTGAGTATTGGCCTGAGTTGATCCGCATAGCACCAGCAACGGTTAGCCAGACAAGCAATGCTGCCCCTTATTTTTCCAATTTGCCCGACACCTACGGGGAGGTGTTGGAGGTTTACAACAAGGACCCCGAAGCAACCACGCAAACAGCACCGGTAGCTTGGAAGTACGGACACGATGGAACCAACAGAAGGATCATTTTACGGAGTAGTGCTACTCCTGTTTACGTTGAGTATCGTATATCTAAACCGTCGATTACGGAGGCGACAACGGCAGCGATTGACACGGCGCACGATATCCCAAAGATATTTCAAGGCTACCTCATCCGGTCGGTATTCGCTGACTACCTGAAGGCGAACGGTCAGGTGGAGCAGGCAATGATCGAGGATGCGAATGCAGAATCACTTTTACAACTTGAAGCCGACAAGGTTTATCGGCAAGCCGGTCAAATTAGGTCGGTGAACATGTTTACTTATTAAAAACTTATGAACGTACAACTAGCATCATTAGGGACTCCAACGGCGGTGGAAACCGCAGGTCTAGCGGCAGATGACCGCAGGAAAAAACTGATCATCACCTCTCAGACGGGGGATGTTTATGTGAACTTTAGCGGCACGGCAGCGTCAGCGTCTGTTTTCGACATTAAGTTAGCTGCGGGAACGTCTTATACAATCGACAACTATACGGGACCATGCACGGCAAACAATGCCAACGTCCGGTATGTGCCGTTTAAATAATTTGCTTGTAGGGGGCAACCTATAACTATGGACATAGAAAAAGCGAAGCAGGCGTTAGATACGCTATACATTGCGGCAGGTCAGGCGAGCCTTTCCCGACCGCAACATGATGCTGTAACCACCGCAGCCAAGGATTTGCTGGAGCAGATCGACGGTTGCGACAAGTGCGATGGAACGACCCCCGTTGAGGTTGTCCCTCCGAAGAAGGTTAAATGAAGTGGGACATGGAACTGATCAAGGTTGTAGGGGCAACCGGTCTAGGAACCGGAAACATGCTTTTAGATATAGACGTAGTCCTGAAACTCTTGATCAGTCTCCTATCCCTTTTATATGTGGCGAAGAAGACGTATGATCTTTATAGTAAAAGAAAATAATTATGCTTAAATCAAAAACGATGTGGGGAGCGGCGACTGCCATTTTGGGAATCGTGTCGGCTTATTTTTTGGGAGAGGTTGGGCTTGGTGCTATGCTGCAAGTCGTGGTGACATCATGTCTCAGCGTGTTCCTCAAACACGCTATAGTCAAAGACAAGGCAGACTGATAATGGGGCTTGGCTGGTTGTTAGCTATACTGCGAGCCGTTCCATCTCTGGAGCGGCTTTTTTTGCATATAGGTGAAGCTATAAAAGCCCATCGTGCAGACGGGAAACATGAAGAGGAACTGGATCATATTGATGCTGCCATTGCTAATGCTAGGAGTGGGATGCAAGACAGTCGAGTATCAGGAACTCAATGGAGTTTCGATGTTGACAGGTCACCCCCAGTTTCCGGTAGCGGCACAACGGGCACCGGAGTTTACTCGGTCAGCATTGAGGGAGGTAGCGAGGTTGAACCTGATAATAAGAAGTAAGTAATGCCAATACCTGATCCATTATCTGACGGTGACGCTGCCTTCTTGGGGGTGAACATGAACGTGGAACCGTCACAGGTCCCGCAGGCGCATGTTGCGCTTGCCGACAATATCCGTTTTGCCAAGGGCAGGATCAGGACCCGTCCCGGCACCAAGTGTTTGGATTGGTCCAACGTCGAGGTCTATGAAAACAAAGCGTATGCCGCAGGCGAGAAGGTTTTGTTTTCGGGCAAGAAGGGAAGCAACTTAAACGTGGCGGCAGGCACGGTGACATTGGACAACGTAGCTAATGCGGTTAGTGATGGAAACTTTGTAGGCACCACGGCATTTGCAACCGACTCGACCCCTTGGTTCACGGAGGGCACCCCTGCGAACACCAACGGGGCATGGTATTTGAAGGCAGCGGACGATGTGGCAAGGACCGGCTCGCAGTTTTTGCCCACCCCTGCTGGGTCGAAGGTAAACTTGTGTCAGGATATAGATTCCGTTGCTGCCTCACAATACGGTGTGTCCATCAACATCAAGACCTTCACCCCGGCAATAACGGTTTCGCCTGATAACGAGTACGGAATGTCGGTCAAGGTGATTAAGTCAGGGGCAATGAGCATTGCTTCTTCCGATAGCGGGGCAGGGGTTTTTAGTGCCGCAACAACCGCAAAGTTTGAGGTGGAGGCTTTAACTGAGGCGTTACCATCTGGCGCAGAGATCGTTTGGTACTACATCGACGAGACGGCAAACCATACCCTCACAACGGTAAGGGCGAAGCTCACTCTTTCTGAAGCCCATGCGGTTGGGTTGACTGTGTTAACCGGAACCCTTGTGGCGGGTGACGACTCAACCGACACCACCGCAACGGTGGGTGACGAGACAACGGGCTACAAGGTTCAGACCATCACAACTTTATTTGTGCATACCCCGACTTCAGGCAGCGCAATCCTGAAGGGCTTTGGGCTATATTTTGCCAACCGAGCCAGCATAGTCACAACCGACAATTCGGCGGGGGGTGCGACCACGGTCAAGGGCACGGTTCACCTGAACAAACTTGAAAAGGGTTCGTATGGTTATGGAAGCCTGAAGGTTTTTATAGGCAACTCAGGGGCAGGCGACTCGATACGAATTACCGATGGCCCTTTCCCCAAGACGATCAGTCAGATTATTACGTCAGGCGGGAACGACTCGGATCAAATTAAAATTCAAACGGATGAGCATTGGGCAGGCGAGATTGATAGCCTCACCCTGACCGAGCCAGCATCGGTTGTCCTCACCACCACAACCGGACCGGCATCTAACCCGGACATAGGACCGGTGTTTCAGCGCAAGGCCAATGCCAACGACGATATCAAGCCTCCGTTGCACATTGTAAACGGATCACAGGTTGTTGACGGCACCAACTGGGAGGAAGTCACGGGGCACAGGGTTTACGGTCTTGGAACGATTTATGGGGTTGGGACGTTTAATGACCCCAACGGCAATGAAACTGTCCTTGTAGCTACCGCTACGGGCCTTTACGGGGCATCTGAGAACAGTTACTTCTCCCTGATCCCGCTGCCAGACGGTGAAGCCTTTGAAGAGTCGGTTGAGTTTGTTCAGGCATTCCATGAGGTGCTGTGTTTTCGGGGTTTCGACAAGCGACCGTTGATCCTCCGCAACATGGTCACCGGCTTGGAGTCGGTGGAGCAGAAGGAGACAGATACAGACCTAGAGGAGAACGAGGCTGGTGACGGTACTGAGAGCATTCCAAATGCGAAGACAGGCATCTTTTATCAGAACAGGATGTTCATCCCGATAAGCAAGGATGAGGTCATAGTTTCAGACTTCCTCAATCCGACGAGGTATCAAAGTATCCTTTCCGAATTTCGCATTAACACGGGCACCTCAGACTCCCTTGTTGGGTTAAAGGTGATGGATGAAACCACCGGTACTCTTCTGGCATTCAAGGAACATTCGGTTTATCGGATCAGCAACGTGTACGGTGCGTTGGAGAGTGTTGTAATGGACACCATCACGTTGGACTACGGTGCCATCAACCCGAAGGTGATTACATCGATTGGCAAGGATTGTTGGTTCCTGTCGAGCAAGCGTGGCTTGTGCAGTATTGGTTTAGCCGACAACGCCAAGTTGACCGGTGCGGAGATTCCCGTTTCGGAGGCAGTCGATCCGGTGATCAAGTCGATCAACTGGCAGGCTGCGAAGGACGTTGCATGTGCTGCGTACATCAGCAACCACTTCTACCTCGCCTTGCCCACGGAAGGTGCGATTGAGGTGAACAAAATTCTGGTGTATTCGTTTATTAACCAAGCGTGGGCAGGTTACGATACCAGCACGGCAATCACCGGCATGAAAGGCTTCACCGAGTTGACCTACGGTGGTGCTAGGAGACTTTTCTTCATCGACAAAAACGGGTTCTTCCATCTGTACGATGATTACGCTTATGGAAGTGACACGGACGATATACCAGAAATCGACGTTAACACAGGCGACCCAACCGGCGTAATAACCAAGACAGCAATTGCAAGCGAGGTGCTTACAAGAGGCTACCTCGCAGGCGACATTTCTTTTAAGAAATGGCGAACTGCAAGGGTGCAGATGAAGACACAGAATCCGACCTTCACGGTGGATGCAGAATTTGAGGGAGTAAATGAATCAGTTAACCTTGTTGCTAATAAAACATATGATAGGACCAAGTATGATCGTCCTTATGATGCTACCGATTATGTTGTTACCGATGCTACTAATTTTTTCACTCCTTACAGACAGGACTACACGGTCCAAGCTAATGATTTTGCAACCGCACTTACAAATGCGCCGACATCGGGTGCGGTGTTCGATCCCGACCTGATGGCAGACCACGAGAACCGGTATGCCTTCAGGGGTGAGGGCCGGTACATGCAGTTGCGAATCAAGAACACGACAGGAAAACATGAGGTAACCGCATTGAGTGTGGGTGCCATACCAAGTGAAACTTTAATCTATACGAAACAATGAGCTTATCAGTTGTAGTCAAACCGAATGCCGACTTTAGTAGCGGCAACATCACACGGGCACTTTTGAATCAGGCAGCGAAGCCCACCGTGGCAGTTGCCGGTTCTATAGGCACCGAGGAAATAGAGGCACTCTCTATCACGGAGGCAAAGATAGCCGATGGCACCTTGGGTAATAGCAAATTGCAAGACACCACCATCACCTACAAGAAACTGGCGGCACTCGGCAGGGGTAATGTTCTGGTTGGCGAGGCCAAGTCTGAGGACGACAACATCGATGGTGGTGACACGGTTCGATTAAAGCTACCAGAGAACGGGTTCCTTGTCGGTGACGGCAACGATGTGAAGGCGATGGTCTTCGACAACTCGTCGAGTGGTGCAATCAGCATGAGTCAGTACACCGACTCGTCCACGGGGGATACGAGTTTTAGTCTTGGGCTAGTGTCGGCTGGAGTCAGGTCATCTCATATTGCGGCAAGGGCAATCAGCATATCCAAACTATCGCCAAATGGAGGGACTGCGGTAACGGATGCCGCAACCTACAGCACGTTACCGATCTATGATGGTTCAAGCAAAACTTCGGACAATAAGCATTATGGCACTCCAACTCTTCTCAGTAGTGAACCAACGGTGGTTGGATTGGCAACAACCGGCTTAATGCTAAAGAGTAGCGGAGTTGCAGGTCCTTTGAGCTTTGGTGGGTTGGCTTCAAAAACGATAGAAGCAACGGCAAACATTGCCTTTGGAGTCTCCGGGACTGCCCACGAATACACTTTCACGCAGGCGCACCTGTTTGTTGATAAAGAGGGCGATGGCATCACTCCTTCTTTTGTGCGGTGTGTCTTGAGATGCACAGATGACAATCAAGGTTACGCAATCGATGACGAGGTGGATGCCGGTTCCGTGGCTGGAGGTTACATCCAAGATTATGGTTCGGTGTTTTGGTCGAACAAAACCCATGTTGGGTTTGTACTTAACGACGAGTCGGATGTACTGAGACTGCCTCACAAAACTGACCCAAACACCACTTTTAATGCAGATGAAACCAAGTGGAGGGTTAAGTTCTACATCTCCCCGTGATCACCAAGAAGGACATAAGCAAGGGTGCGATCAGCAACACTCATATTTCCAAGAGTGCTGATATCGACCCGTCCAAGCTGAAGGGTGACAAGGTAGGCTCGATCCTGATTGCCGACCGTGACGGCAAGTATGTTGCACGAAAGATTCGTGGTGACGCTTCCCTGCTCCCCAACGGGGAGTTCAGGGTAGCGTCCACGGCACCGGCAGGGGTGGTGACCGAGGAAGAGGTGCGTGACGCTGGTGCGATAATTGGTAGGGACATCAAGACCGGCAGCACCTTGGTGGGTGAACGAGATGGCACACCGAAGGAGGTCAACGTAGGCACCGGCTCAAACGCCATCCCCCAAAGGGACAGCAGCGGCAACCTGAAGGCCGAGACGGCAGATCAGGCTACCAATGCCGATGCGGCACCGTATAGCGGACTGACAGGAACCGTCCCTACATGGAACCAAGACACCACCGGCAACGCAACCACGGCAACCAACGCAGACAAGCTGGATGCCCAAGACGGTTCGCACTATCTGGATGTTGAGAACCACACGGGCAGTTCTTCAACTTCCGGTGACGTAATAACCTCCTACAAGCCACACAAGATTTTTGAGGTAGCAGCGACCTCGTCTAATACGTCGAACACTCCAACCACGTTCGACCATTCGTTCGGGTACATCCCAGATGTGACAGTTTACGAAGATGACGCTTGTGGGAATTTTACCGAGATAGACACCAACGTAACAAACACCACTACGACCACTAGCATTAACGTGAGTGAGGGTGGGGTGAGTTTGAAAGTAGTAATCAAATAATAAGATGGCAATTCCAACGACCAAGAAGAAGGTCTACACAACTTTAGAATTTCAAGGTGGAGCAACCCTGCACCGTGCAAAGCTGCCAGAGTTAACAACGTCAGAGTTAACAAACTTAACGTCCAAGGCAGAGGGGGAGTTAGCCTATGGGGGCAACGACAACCTAAAGCTGTATGATGGCAGCAACTGGCAAGACATCCATCGAACGGGAGTTGCCTTGTCAACTGGCAACCAGTTTACAGTTTCGGTTGCTACCGGCACAGCACCGTTTGCGATCACCTCCACCACCAAGGTAGACAACCTTAACGCTTCAATCCTGAATGGTCATTACCCCTCCACGGCAGCGACAGCAAACACGGTTGCCGTCAGAGGAACCAACGGTGTACTCCTAGTAGGCGACCCAACGGCAGACGGTCATGCGGCCAACAAGGGGTGGGTGGATACACAGGTGGCAAATCTGGTGGATTCTTCTCCCGAAGCGTTGGACACGCTGAACGAACTGGCGGCTGCGCTGGGGGATGATGCGGCGTTCTCCACCACGGTAAACACATCGTTAAGCAAACGCTTACGGTTTGATGCAGCACAAACGCTTACGAGTGGGGAGAAAACGCAGGGGCAGAGCAACCTTGGCCTTGGATCGGTGGCAACCCTCTCGGCTATTGGAGCTTCGGAGATCACGGACGGGTCGGTAGACACGGCAGAGTTAGCCAACGATGCAGTAACACCAGACAAGCTACAGGACACGGGTGCGTTCACAATGGGCAGCTTGGGTGTTGGGGCAGTTACGGTTGCGACGAACCATGTTCAACTAAACAACGGGTATTCGTTGAAGTGGGAATCTCCGGGGCATGAGAGAATTGAAGGTGCAGACACACAGGTTAAACTATTCACCAACAACTCACAGAATTTTACATTTAAAAACGCCACCCTCGGCATAGGAGCAGCCGCAAGCTCCCCCAGCGGAACCCT